TACCTTCTTCGATTGTAACGATGTAAGGCAATTTTATTCCAGTTGGCTCTCCGTCGGGGCCAAGGTCTTCAAATCCTTCCAAGTCTAGATTAACGTGGCATTCTAGAATTGTATACAAAGGATCTATTCTCTGGGATTTTGTAACACCTTCGACTTCTCTCTCTTTTTCTTTTAATTCGTTAGTGATAGTGCCGCTAGGTTTTGTCAATTCGATGTCAGAATAGAATCCAGATACCATCTGTTTTCTTAAATCGTTTTCTGACATCTTGACAACGTGAATGACTGATTCCGCATCGTCTAATGAGGTAGCCGTATACGGAACAACAAGGTCATCCGCAGGGACAAACTTTGATACTGCTCGTCCCAATAAATCGTCATAATAAACTTTTTTAAATGTTGAACCTGAAAGAGGTAAATAAAATAACATTTGATCAAAGTCAGCTTCATACTCTTGCATCTTATCCATGATCTGGTAGTTCATAAAATTTTTAACTCTTTGTGCTTGCATTTCTTTCATAGGATCAGACTTACCCATTACTTGAGTTCTTACAGGTCCGTCTGCCGGTAGTAATTCTTTGTAAGCTAAAGCTTGAAACTGTGTTACTGCTTCTGCCAACACTGGGTGTGTTGCACCTGAAGCTCCTTGAAATGGTTCGGTTCTATTTGTGTATTTAAATCCTAATAAATCTAAACCAGTAATATACGCTCGCTCCCATTCTTTACGAGACATTTTATATTCCATGTAATCATTTTGTAATTGATTACCAATCATGTCTGTATCTTCTTCTGGAAGTAATTCGTTTAAGTTTGCAAAGTGATCGCCCTCTTGTGGCATTGGCATTGCGTTCGGGTCAAAATCAATTGTTGCTCCCTCTTCGTCTTCTGTAATTTCTACTGGACCTTTTGGTGTTTCCTCTATTCCCGTAACTTCGACCTCTTCTGCAACTTCTTCGGGTCGTTTATCATTAGGGAGAGCTTTGTCTATTTCTGCCATATATGTTCTCCTATACTTTCTTAACTTGTTTTGGTTTTAATTTCAACCCTTGTGATAGTGGTCCTTTTTTGGGTGGAACTGCCCAATATTTAAAACCAGGGTTATTATAAACACTGGCTATTTTTTGTGTATTAGTTTTTTTCTTAGTTTTTTGTTTTTTATTCATCATGCTGATACATCCATAAGTTCTTGTTGTTCTGCTAAATATTGTTGATATGCTTCTGGATCATTTTCTCTCATCTCATTAATCATTTGTTGCTCCTTGTATCCTAGTTTACCAAGTTGGTAAAGTCCTTCGCCAGCTAACGTTGCAATACCTAATGGTGATGCAAATCTTGCAGCTCTCATAACATTAGCAGGTGTGAATACACCAGGCAGTCTTAAACCAGCTAGTGTCTCAATTCCTTTTCTAACCGCCGGATTTTTTATAGTATCAAGTCTACTTGTTAATGCTTTTATACCTGCTGGTGCAAGTGCAGCCTCTGTGCCAAGTATGGCTCTGTCTAAAGACTTTGTTGGGTCTACTCCAAATGCAGCGTTTAAACCAACTAGAACGCTAGGAGAACCTAAACCACTTGCTATGTCACCAATAACTCTACCCATAAGTGATGGATCAAAGAATGGGTTTGAGTATAATCTTGCATCCCCAAGCGCAGCCGCTCTTTCAACTTTAGCTCTAACTTTTGGATCTTTAAAGTCTTCAACAATTTTAGGTATAGGATTTAAATTTTTTGGTATTTTAAAAGAATATTTTTTAGTTTTAAAATTTTCATTAAAAACATTTTGATATGTTTTGTCTAAATTTTTATAATTCGCTATTGTTTTACTTGGTGCATCTAAACTAATTCTTGGTATTTCAATTTTTTTAGCACCAGATCTTTTATTTTTGTTAATTTTATTTTCAAATAAAGTAGCTTTTTTATTATACTGCGTTTTCGCTGCTTTAGCCTCTTTTGAATTTGGACCAAAATTTTGAATAGCTTTATCTAACTTTTTTTCTAATGTTCCAGCTTCACTATCCCAACCCGATCCTTCAAAACCTCCTTTTACAACTCTATTTATATCTTGTTTTATTATTTGACCAAAAATAGAATAAGGACTAGTCCCTCTTTTTAAACCTGTAGCTGTTGCTCTAGCTTCATCTATATCAAAAATACTTGTGTCATAAGGAGCGTTTCTTCCAATTTCTTTTTTAGGAACTTGAATACTTTCTCCAGTAAGAGGAACACCTGTTGCAAGTTCTGCTGCTTTTGTTTTAGCACCAGGAAGTGATGCAGCTATCTTTCTTGCGTTATTTATATTTGTGGGTTTAATACCAGGAACATTTTTTCTATCTCCCGCAAAAGCTGAAGCTAAATTTTCTAATCTATCAATTGCAGTTGCTCTATCTACGTTTAAAATATTTGCTGCTTTTGTAATTGCATCTTTAGTAAGCACTCCTGTTTTAAAAATATTTTTAATTGTTGGATTTTTAGATAGTTTAAGTATTTCAGCATTAATTTTTTTTGGTCTTTCTTTTACATTGTAGTCCGTCATGGTTTTTGGCGGATATTTTTTTACAAGTCGATCTCTTTCGTTTATTGCTTTATTTAAATCAGAAAAATATTGAGCTTTTTCACCTCCTCTTTGAATGTTAACTTGATAAGTAACACCGTTAAATTTTATATGTTTTTGACCTTTAACACTTTTATACTCACCTCTATCAGGATTAACTGGTCTATTTTTACCTTTTTCAATTCCAAACTCTTTAAGTTTTTTATCTCTAAACTTTACAACTTCTTCTAATTTAGTTCCTTTAGGAAAAGTTTTATCAAAACCCCCACCTGCTTCAGTTGTAAATCTATATCTACCATAATCAGTTAATCTTATATTTTTAGAAGATCCATCAGCAAACGGTATTCGTCCACCATTAGACATCATGGGTCTTGGTTCACGAACATAGTCGCTCTCGTACATATCTAAAATAGATTCTACGTCGTATTCTTCCATTACTCTCCTAATAGATGTGCTAACCCACCTGATGCTTTTTTGGTGATTGTTTCAGAAACTTCTTCCATAATTTCTTTTATGCTATCTGGTTCAATACCATCTTCAATATCTTTCATCTTACCATCCATGTCAGGAAATAAAGTTGCTTCTTCGTATCGTTCTATCGTTTGACCACCTTCTTCCATAGGATTACCACCTTTACTATATTCCATAACTTCTTCTTTGTATCCAGATCCATCAGGGTCACCTGCTTGTTTTGTAATTCTCATGTCACCCGTTGAAACATCTTCCATTAATTCAAAATTTTTGTAATTAGTTACGTTCATTCTTTCACTCATGGGTGTGCCTTGTTTACCAAACATTTTTATTTTAGAAACTAAATCAAAAAAATAATCAGGTGTCTTTGATACAGTTTCTTTAACCATTTCTATTTTTGGTCCTGCATCTTTTGCAAGATTAATTAATCCTGCCTTAAGTGCAGCAAGACCACCAATGCCAGTGCCAGCAAGTTGCATGAATTTACGTCTACCTTTGTCTGCAAGTTTACCTTTTGAAAACGGAATTCTTATGTTGTCATTATCTTCAGCTAATAAATAATTTAAACCCGTTGATGTAGTTCCTTGTGCTCCTGGTGAAAGTAATCTTGTTCTAGCCATCAAGGCGTCCGAACCATGACCAATGTCAGATAAGTTTGGTTCAACATCGACCATACCACCTGTGTAGTGTTCTGCACGTCCCCCTTCAGCATTTGGTTTTAAATCTGTAATGTCATAGTCAGAAAGTTCAATTCGTTCTTTAAAATCTTTATCAATATACTCTCTTACTTTTTTTTGTTGATCTTCTGGACTAAGAAGAGATATTTTTTCTACTTCTTCATCAGTAACATTAAAATCTTTTTTAAATCTTTCCTTGTTTAACCTAAATTTTACTTTACCCTTTGTTTTTTCTGGAGTAACGTTTTTAGCTTTTACTTTATCAAATTCTTTTAACAAATCATCTTTTAAAGGATTGCCAAACACTTCATCTGCTGGTCCTAATACAGCATCTAAATATTCTTCATATTGTTTTCTTGTATCAAACTCATCAGGACCTCTATATCTCATAGGTTTAGTTTGTTTGCTTA